CAACGCGATAAGTCGGTAATTCTCAAATCTGTAAATTTACACATTGACGCATATAAACCAGACGAAATTCTCGGTGGTATTACGGAAAGGGGAGAGCTCACGATTGTATTACGAGGATTCCTTTACAAGAAGCGCAGTTCTCTCGCAAATCTTTACAAAAAGATTGGAGAGTATGAGATAGATTATAAACAGGTTGAAACCTACTATGATGACCTTGTGAGAAAGTTGTCTCGTCGATACACGTGTCGCATTGTAGTAATTAGTTACGACACGACACCGATAGAAATTCAAGAAAACCTTCGTGCAAAAGGATATGAGTTATTTCTGATTCCCGAAAGGGGTTCTCAACAGTTCACTGGTCTGTATTTGTTTCTAAGTAAAAATGATATCAACACACCAGTTCTTATTCTCAGAAATGATCTTGAGATGAGCAACAAATACATTGCTTTTCTGGCAAACATAAATTATCAAAAAAATAATCAGATCCTCATTTACAATGCGCGTCACCTCTCAAGCTCTAACGTTGTTCTTAACGACACCGTTCACATTGTTCCCGCTTCTTTGGTTGAGAAGTTTAAGAATTGGGTGGCGTCAAATAAAAGAAGCATGCATACCACCGCTCCCCTCCTCCGACTGGGCATATTTGACAAGCTTAGGGTGTTGCGAGATGGCTACGAAATAGAATCCTTCGTAAAAAACAACGACTACGAAATTTATAGAGGAGAAAAGACCGAAGCAAGTCGACTAATCATTGCGGGGTTGTCTTAAATTCTCCGGTAGTTAATGAGCAGGGATATGGCGTGATTTAGTTCGTGAGTCTTGTACGGCGTGCCGTCGTTGTTCAAAATCTTGATTCTAATTCGGGATATGTTTTGATTTGGTAGCGATAGTTCCTGATTTCCCATACTATTGATGTGCAATATACCACTTGTTCTCAAGATAATTCTGGCGGTGGCTGAAGTATATGTGTCCTTAACACGCGAGAGCATCGTCGGTTGTTGATCAGATAGACAACCCACTGCTTGAATATCTAACAAAAGGGATGATTCGTGTTCCATGCTCCACATGCTAGGCATCTCGGAGTATGCGGATACGTCTACGAGGTCTCGAGTCAATCCTAATCGTTCACCCAAAGACTGGCTTCTATATCCAGTAAGCGAAGATGAATCTTGAGAAAGAATTGAAAATTTAGGAATGTTTAGGTCGGATAGGTAGCACGCATCTGATAGAGGGAACGAGGCACCGGTGTAGCCGAGAAGCTCCTGAGCGGCGCTTGCGTCGGCGCGCAACGTTACCGCAGACCCACTTGTGGATATTGATATAATTTGAGTTGAAATACATTTAACGCTACCACTGGCCGAACCGTTTCCTAGTAACATAAAATGTCCCACCTGTCCGCTAATCGGCGGCGGGAAGGTGTATGTTCCACTAGGTTGCAGAATAATATGCACAATGTTACCGACGTCAGAATTAGAGACACAAGCTGAAGACGTTGTTTGTACAACGACACTTGTAACTATTACTTTAACAACCGGTGATTTCCTAGAACCAATTCCAAGTCTTTTTGTCGAAGGATCTCTTGATCCGACAATGTAATTAGGCCTCTGCATCCTGTAGGCAGAGGTATCTTCTGTATGCAAATATCCAGACACGAGGGTGTCGGGGGTTGCGTTTAAATTGGAATATCGAGGATATTTTACAAGATTTGCGATAGATGATTTGACAGTTGAAACTAGAACCCCAGAGGTAGAATAATTACTAGAGTTTGGTATAAAACCAAGCATTCTAGCCAATAACACGGCTGCGTTAGAATTAGGTGGAGCATTTGTGCTTGTGTACCAACCAAATTCCATCTCCGCTGCACTTCCAAAGTGAAAAGCAAATTCTTCTCCCGAAAGCCTTGTCACCCTCCAGCTTTTATTGGGAGGATAGTAATCTAGCGTCCACGTGTCTGAAACAACATTAGCCAAGGCAGCTTCGAGGGCTCCCTTAAATGATAAGAGGGTGTACTTTCCAGAAGGCAGACGAACGGCTGAAGTTACGCCTATTTCGTCTGTGATTCCTAACTGCAACCCATTTGTATCAAGAGTTAGGCCTTGTGTTAAATTCAAAGTGTTCATTCGTTCAATTAACAAACTACCACAATTGCCAATGTCAACAAATCCTCCAGGCAAGACAACCTCGTGCGCTGCGGTCAGACCACCCGTAGTTTCGTGAACTACGGCAGAAACGCCTGAAACACTACTTATGCCTCGAAGGGATTTTTCTGGAAATCCAAGCGCAAGGCCAAGACCCCGCGGATTTTCGCTTGTGTCGTGAATGTTTGCTGAGTAATGAAGTTTTACATCTTTACATAAAATCCCAGCGTCAAACCTGATTCGAAAGTGGCCTCGTGCATAGTAGAAGAAGAGGTTCACACCCTCTGCTCTAGAAGCAAGATTAAGAACCTCGGCTAATGCCTCATACGATGGCTCTGTGGAATTGATTGTTGCCACCGCTTCTGTTTTTGTCGTTAGGGCTGTACAGGTCACGGTAAATGAATTTCTATCAATAATTGATACATTTGACGATATTCCTGAATCGTCTGCTAATACTACATCTTTGCATGGCCCGGTAACCAGCAGAACCTTGGGACCAGAATAGGTGGCGTGGAGTCCATGTGGGGCCACGGTTGTTACCGTAGCGGTAACATTTGAACCGACTGTCGGAGAAGACGAAAATACTATTCGAGCTGCATTCTCGTATGATGGAACCGCTATAACGTGTTCTTTATAAGAGTTATTTACGGTGTATCTGTAAGAAAGTATCAATTCATTTTCATGCATGTACGCATTCGACGATTCGGCATCGAATAACGCAGCAGTGGAATAATCTCTTGTGTTTCCTATTATGCAACCTTCATGTACATGAAGAAGGTCATTTACCCCCTCTTCAATCGTCATTTGTGGGAGATTTGGACATTCAAACGACGCTAGACGTATTGATGAACAGTGCTGATACTTGGGCAACTCAATTTCATAGTCGTTTGGGTTTGGCCAAACTGTCTTGTCTCTATCCGAACTTCTAAATGCAACTAGTTGATTGACCGTTGGTGACTTGTCCATTTCTAAAATATAATATTATATTTTGTAGCAATAAAATAAACACAGATGGGTATCTCGTTTTCAGCCGAGGGTTCTGTTCACATACCACAAAATGTTATGGCCGAATTAAATAAACTTCCTAGTTACGTGCAAGCTGTGGCGCGCCTTAGCCCAACATATGCCATGCTTAGCAAAAAAATAGGAATCATAGCTAAATCAGCCGAATTAGAAGATGACCCAATCAAAAAGCATCTTAGGTTTCTATTTGCTAACATGCTTCAACAGAAAGCCTTGTTCATAGCCATGAAGCAACGAGCTACGGAGTTATACAATGAATATCTGTCAGCTCAAAACGTCGCAGAAAGTTACGCTACTGCCAATAATTTAAAATTAGACCAAGTTCCCCAAGAATATGAGGATGCAGATCTGGCACTTATAGAGAGACGTAGAAAGCAACAAGTCTCTGAAAGTGAATCACAGATTGATCAGGAACTGGCCACACCGGATCAAGATGATCAAGATGATCAAGATGATGATCAACAAGATATAAGAAATCACAATCTTGATATTGCTAGAAGACAGATTGAAAAAGAGAATCTTGAACGGGATATTGCTAGAAAACAGGTTGAATTTGAGAATATTGATCAAGAAATTACCAAAAGACAATACCCCCAAGAAGAAGATACCCGAGGCCCCGGAAATGGCGACTGGTTTCAAAATGATGAGTTTATGAGTAATAAATTAGAGTTTCCAGTAAATGATTTATCGCGCCCACTTGCAAAGATTTTGGATGAACAGGCCAAAAATGTAGAGATAGCACATCACGTTTATATTCTTGCAAAAAAAGAACCAGGCATTTTGAAGATGGGGCCTCGGGATATCGCTAAATTAGCGACACGTGCGTATCCCGACGTGGATAAAGAGTATGTACGTAGGGGGTTGAAGAATTTGTTGCTTGTGTAGATTCATTGAGAAAACAGGAGACTCCTTGCAGCTTCCAACTCAAAAAGCGGATCAAAGGTGGTCAGGATGATCGCTCTTAGTCTCATCTGTTCAAACGTTAAAGCTAAGATTTGACTTTTCAAATCTTCTATTTTTTGTTTTTTCCTCTCGCGGGACATCTTGGCATGTTTCCTGTTTCTCTCCTTGCGCCTAACTTTCTCTTCTTTCATTTCTGTAGCCTAGGTAACCTTAAGAACCTAGGTTAAGAACCTAGGTTAAGAACTCTAGGTCAGGTTAGGTCAAGCATGGCCACAACTAGGAAATCGAAGGTTTCGCCGACAGTAAAGCGGATTCTCACCTATCCTAGTTGTCGCGACGACTTTCAAGACGATAGGACAGACGCCTGGCGCAGATGTTGCCATCATATGATCTGGGTTTGTCGCGGCATGTATGATTTTGTGCCTACACCAACCGCGATGCTGATTTCACGCAACCAGATACAAATTCAGATGTTTACGGGGCTGATTGCCAAGAAGATACACAAAGACACCGCTCGTAAGATCAAAAAAAGAAAAACACCGAACTGGAAAATCGACTCCCTCGAGGGCGAAGCTGTCCTACGATACTGCATTGGCAAATCACTTTCAAAACAACTAACTACTTAAACTTGTGGCTCCAACGGTTATAGCTTGCCCTTCTAGAATTTAGAAGAGGCTTGTTTGGTTGAAATTCAATCCAAGCATTTTCTCCCATTGAGATGTTTAAAAATTTAGAACTTCTCTCTCTAAGACATCTTATTTTATGTCCTAAGACACTCTTGACCTTTGCATTATTATCTACGTCGAGGTAAGCGCTAAGCACTTTCGTCATTATCGCTACCGACGAATACGCCCAATAGGAGTAGGGGGTTTTAGAATCAAATAAGTATTCATAGCAATTAATACAATCTTCTAGAATAAGGTTATGTTTACTAGAAGCTAGGATGCAAGGGTTAACCGTAGTTGGAAAACAACAACTTTGAGCAACACATAACGTATCAGACGAAAAGTCTACTATGTTTTTGAGGGGTACAAGTGGCTCTATGTCTACGTCGCAATACACACCTCCTCTTTTATAAAGGATGTGAAATCGGAAAAAGTCTGCTTTTATTGGACCATCTTTGATATTTTTAAACGCACTCGCTGTAGCAGATCCGAATTCTTTTTGCAAGAATTCTATAATCTCCACGTCTCCAAATGTTTCTATTTGGAATTCAGGGTTAAGCATTGCCCATTCCTTCAACGCAAATTCTGGTATTTCTTTTTTGCTTTTGTAGCACAAATACAACTTCTTTGGAATGAGTTCACTTTCAAGCAAAGGTCTGGCAACATAATTTGGTAACAAGGCTAAATATGCATCAAAGTAATGACGTGATCTCTTTTCCGCTATTAATGCTACACAACAGAATACAATTAGTAGCGTCGCAAAGCAAATAAGAGCAATCCCACAAACCCCAATCATTTTATATTACCTAATAATAAAATGACTCTTAGGAAATCTTCGCGACGCAAATCGCCGCGCAAATCGCCTCGACGCAAATCGCCTCGACGCAAATCGCCTCGACGACGCAAATCGCCGCGAAGAAAAAGTACTCGCAAATCGCCGCGAAGAAAAAGTCCTCGCAAATCCCCAATGCGAAGACAAAGTTCTCGCATCCGCGCCGCAACCACAAAGGCCCTAGCTAAATTTTATTACCGTGCTGGCATGCTTGATCGAGTAAAAAGACTGCTACAAAAAAGTTATACTTTAGAAGAACTGCTTCGTCAAAAAGCGAGTGTTCTTAAACATTTAAAATCACGTGGAAACCACGGAGACTACTGCCAGTTCAAAAATGATTGCGTTGGAAAACTCGTTTGCAGTCCAATTTTCAAGAAGTGCGTAACAAATGCAGAGTACGAAAGATTTAACAGGAGCAGCCCTCGGCACTACCGCGAGAGCCGCGAGCTACGCGATTTGAAGACGGCACAAAAGAATTCTCGGTGTGTGCCCCGAGACCCAACATGTAGGGGCCAGTCCGATCCGATAACAATGGATGACATACGAGTAGAAGACGCGGTAAGAGTAGACAAGCAATGCTACGATATACAACCGTTACGTAAATGGTTGAATCAAGATCAAAATAACACATTACCACACAATCGTCAGAGGTTCACTTCCGATAATTTAAATGATTGTATTCGTCGTGGACTATTTTATGGGGGGGAGGGGTGTAAGAACATGTCCCATCTTGCAAAATATAAGAATAGACCATCGCCGCCATATCCAGCCGCCAAGTGCCCGGGGGCGTCAAAAACTGGAAACGACGGAAGGAAATACAAATCGGTTCCCGACAAAAATGGGCGATATGCGTGGAAACATGTTTTGCGCAAGTCGCCGCGAGAGTCTCCTCGCAAGTCCCCACGCAAGTCCCCACGCAAGTCTCCGCGTAACAATCATGATGACGTTTGGGGCAAAAATAAGGAATTGGAAGAATTTTGGAGAGATGTGGCTTCTAGTGATCGGTATGGGAGGTACAATGTACTGATAAAAGTGAAGAGCCGCACTGGACAATATAGGCGGAGTGATTGGTATGGGAGGTACAACATTCCGCAGCCCAGGATTCTAGAATCCACCGGTGAATATAGTTCTAAGAGTAAGGATTACTGGGAAATCCATAAAATGCCAAAAACAGGTAAAGCTAGAGCCAAGAAATATAGAGAACTACTAAACAATGATAACGTACAAGCTATTATTACATCAGCATCGTCAAGTGATGCATACGAGGCGTTATACAAGAGAGTCAAAAACAAATCACCACGTGCAATTGTCTTAAATTATAAGAAATACTTGATCAAAGATCGAGATACAAAAGAATGGTATTTATAAGCCAGTTCTGTGCAAAGCAATTTTGTTTTTATAAATATAAGAAGGCATACAAAAAATGCCCGGGTGTAAGAACATGTCCCATCTTGCAAAATATAAGAATAGACCATCGCCGCCATATCCCGCCGCCAAGTGCCCGGGGGCGTCAAAAACTGGAAACGACGGAAGGAAATACAAATCTGTTCCCGACAAGAATGGGCGATATGCGTGGAAACATGTTTTGCGCAAGTCTCCGCGTAAATCTCCGCGTAAGTCTCCGCGCAAGTCTCCGCGCAAGTCTCCGCGCAAGTCGCCGCGCAAGTCCCCACTCAAGTCCCGCCGCAGCTCCACGGCTGCTCGGGGGCTTCGCAAACAGCTTTCTGAACTAAAGGTAAGTTTTCTTAAATACAAAGTTAATTACAAATATGGACTAACTGAAGGACACAATGACATGTACGCTGCAATGGGGAAAAGAATGAGAGCAGAAAAATTTAATTCAAATAATTTTGTTCTAGACGCTAAGGATGGGACCATTTATCATGATCTAGGAAACAAAGCTAATAAAGTACTTCCAATATTGCGACAACATTACAAAAACTTGAAATATTCTGGAAAGAAAAAAGTAATGTCGTATACAACTTAGATCATGCAGCTGGCTGTATCGCGGCGTATTTGGGATTGCGAGGACTTTTATTTTTTGGATCATATTTGTTGCGATCATATTGTTCAACTCCAGTTGGAGATCCATTTCCCTGAGATTGCGGCGCAGAAAAGTATAAAACCATAGGAATCAAACCAAATGTCTCAGAAACATTTTTCCACGCATATTGCCCGTTCTTGTCGCGAAATTCCCGTGTTGGAAAAAATCTTTTAAATCCAACCTTTTCATATCCATCGGCCACTTCTGAAGTGGTTGCTTCAAGACACATACCCACTAATTTTGTATTTCTGTAATAACCTTTTGTTACGAAGTAGTTGCGTACGTGTTGTATAAGAGCAAGACCACCCCCACCGAGCGCGCATACGACATCAATCATTATCAATTTATGTTTCAAGTTTTTCCCGATATCTTCAGCTTTTGCTGCTGAATGCAGGGTTTCAAAGTATTCATGAAATTCGTTTCCCTGAAACGCATGGCAAATTAGAAAATTTAGTATTTTATTTCCGAAAGGAGGACACCCGCCTCTACGTTGAAGAAAGTAAGCACATTCGTAACCACGGGAATTTTCGCTCCAAATATGGTAATACGGATTAATTCGACTTTGGCAAACCTCGTTAAATCTATCAAATAAATCCACAAGCGTGCTTTTGTCAAGGCTCCACTTGGGTCCTTCTATAGCACTTCGTCGTAGTCTGCATTTATTTTTTGGGGGGGCATTTACATTCTTATTCATCAGTAAGATATCTTTGTATTCCTTCTTAAGGAATTTCTTTTGCAAGAAATTCCGGTCGTGGTTAGAGTAGAGCCACAGAAATCTGAAAAGACTAAACAATAGTTCGTTCATAAAATTTAATTCCGTATTGACACTGTAGTTTCCAGGGCCTAATCTCAATCCTTGTTTTTCTAGTTGTTCTTCAATGTCTTGATAGAAGTTGTAGAGAAAAGTCAATTTCATCGCCAAGTCCAACATGTTAGGATTGTATTCCGACGTAGGTGCGGGGTCAAAATCGCCTTCTTCATCATCGTCGACGTCTTGCGCTTGCTTCATATCTTTTGGTTTGCTTTTGGTTTGTAATGTCAGATTTCCTTCATTATTATAGAGAAATCTGTACCCCTTAATTTGTCTTTCCGCTGCTGATGCATTTTTCAAGTTACCATGTCGTCTAGTTATTTCCGACATTTCTACATTTGTAAGAAGAGATAGTAACAACATTAATTGTTTTAAAAATTGTATAACGTCTGGTTTTTTGAGAAGCTGGCGACGCGAGTAGCGGACCCCGCTTGCGTCGTTCACGTCGGCAAAAGATGCAAGTACATCTTTTAATAATACTTTATCTTTGTTAAGTATTATGCTTAAGTCATAAATTATCCCCATGATCTGTTTGACCACATCTCGGGGAAATTTGTGTAAACTAAACATTACTTTGTCAAAGAACAAGTCATCAAATTCGTGGTGAAATTTTTTAATATAATCTGGCATATCATTTAAACCAAACTCCTCGTGAAATGACATTTGTACCTCACTCTTTCTATTATTGGATATTTTTTTGTTGTTTATCGTTTGATAACTACGGTTTTCCCGTCTGAGCCTGCTTTCACAATCGTGTCAATCGGCTGGCCCAGTTCTGGCCTGACGTCTTCTATTTTTTGCTGCTGTGTGTCGAGGGGTGCAAAGCCAAACGTGTTCCTTCCGTAATGCTCACTTAATTTCCAATACGCTGATTTACCAACTCTTGCTTTTTCTGAATGTTCAAGGTTTGCAAGATACCAGAAAAGCATCGTATCGAGTTCGTTAGACCGAGATCTGTTCCAAAGACACAGACATTCAAACCCGTTTGTCGACTTGTCCATTATTTGCATAAATTCCTCAAATTTCATCATCCCGAAAAATTGCTCAAAGAGCTTCTTCCTATTTGTCAAGAGATGATCCGACATCGTAATGCACAAATCCACCTGGGCGCGAATCGGGGGCGGGATGCACAACGCGTATTGCATGCATAAAATGACAGTAATGTGCATGTGTCTTCCGTTAAACGCTAACTGTTTAAACGCTTTGCTATTGAAAAACGCGGTATCCCAAGCGACGTCGTCCAAGACTAGCAAAAGTTCCGGACCTTTGCCCGTGGCCCAACGTCTCCTCTGGCTTTCCATGAGAGACATGAGCAATTTATCGTCAGCTTCGCGATATACAAAAGACGGCGGAATTACTGTTTGCATGGACAGGTTTGTATCATCGGTGGGAGAAATTCCAATCGCAACGTCTAATCTCGGCGCCATGTGAAAAATTAGATCTTTCATGAGAGTTGTTTTCCCCGAATTGCGTCTTCCAATAAGAACAATGAAACAGCCCAAAAGACCATTTGACGTTATATTTTCTGGATCTAATTTCTTTAACTTGAGCTTCATGTCTATTTATCGTATTTTTATTTATTGTATTCTAATAAATAAACGATGAGATTTTCAATTTTTCTGTCTTTCATATCTCTGGTCTCTAGTTTGATACCCATCCCAAACGTTCCCATGCCGCAAGTTCTAGCTCCTATAGTAGCTCCACATGGTGTTATCGACGCTTTCCATGCTATCGATATGAACAAGACAAAGGAATACGCTGTCGCAAACGGTGTGGGTCTACTCGTAACTCAGTGTGCGTGGTCCACTAATCACGATATGTTGATGACCATGTTTATGCTATTGTCTTCTTTCCACTTCCGTCACCAATTTGGATCGTCTGCGTTTTCTAATTTGAATACAATAACGGGAATTATACCCTTAATTTTAGCTTTCACTCTAGTTTCCTATAGTTTAATAGACCCCCTAGTAACCTACTGTTTTATTGGTCTAGTCCACACACCCCACCAATACTGGGAAAATGCGAGGTATTTTACGCCGACTCGATGTGGGCTCTTGGGAGGACTCACTTGTTTGAGCGTGATATTATCCGATCGAATTGGAGGTTTTGTCGACGATCCCTTAGTCATGGGGATTGTAATTGGTCATATTATTTACCAAGAGTTTGTCGTGAGAGAAGGCGAATGATCATAGCATCTTTCTTTTTT